AAGGTTTACAAGGTCATTCTTAAGAGCAGCAAAGTCTCTAGAAGTATAGTCAATCTGTATTTCGTTTGCCATATTACCTAACCGCCGTTACTGTTCCATCAGAACTGAATATTGCACTGCTTACATCTAAAGTCTTTATTGTACTATCTGGAAGTATTACCGTAATAGTGACCTGAGCTTGTCCGCCGTATTCTGGGAGCACGGTAGAAATGCTGCTTATTTTAATCTCTGGTAGCCAGACTGTTACTGCCGTGCTTACCGCTTGCTTTATAGAAGTGTCTAAAACGTTTTCATTTTCAAATAGGGCCCGCATAAGGTCTGTGCCGTAGGATGTAAGCATTGGTCGTTGCCCTACGTTTGTAGATAGTAGGGTCAATAAGCGGTCTAACCAAATCTTATTAGCTTGTTCGGTAGCTTCTGTGGCACCAACTGGGTCTAAACTATATGGGTAGTTTATAGCGCGGCTCATTGCACTCCTATCCATACTGGGTACTCAGGGTCTCCCGCAACAAACATAACCCAAACTAACTGCCCGACTTTAGGTACTAGTCGATGTGGTGTGTGCTCCGCTACTCGAGGAGTTTGCTCTTGAGCATCGTTCCATTTTTGGGTGGTATTAGCCGCGGTTTTACGTGGGTGTTTAAGGGTACCAGCACCCGCCTTAGCCACAACGGTTAACGCAGGGATAGTCACGGACCCCCCTTGAGGATCGGCTGCCGTAGTGGCTGTAGTGGTTAATAGGGTTGCAATTTGGGCAGCCGTATGTTCTTCATGGTCAGGGTGATTAGCTACGTTTGTTATTGGCTGGCAAGACCTAGCCCAACCAGATACTTCTTGACCAGTCGATTGTTGGACCTTTACTTTAATTCTATTTTTCTTTAGGGGGTCGTTTATATCTACGACCTTAGCCTCGTATATGCCAAAAAACCTAAATCGACCTGTGGGATCCATCCCATAGTCTTGGTCTCTTGTTGTCCACCCTCTACTTGTACTCATTAATAAACTCCAGTCTTGCCATAGGCAGCCCAAGTAACTGGACGCTTAATAATAGAAAAGTCTGGGGCAGCGTCCTCACCAAGATCATTATAAGGCTTAGAGACCGCAGAGCTTGGAGCTGTAATTCCGTAGTCAGGTTCTAAAATAGAGTTGTTTACTGAAAATGAGTAATCTTGAAGTTTAGATAGGGCCGGTGATATAGCCTGACCTGAAAGCTCTCCAGATACGTCTCTTACAGGAATAGCTTTATAGGCGTCTGGATTAGTCTGACCTAAAATGTCTGTTCCAACCTCTAGCTTCATCATATATCTTGCTGGGATTCCACCAAATATATGCGTAACTGAAAGAACAGTCCAGTATCCAGACATGCCATCTGGCAGCCCGTCTAAGTAGATAGGCTCATAAGGCTTAACTAGGCAGTCCCCAATTAAGTTTACCTTTGCTCTATACGCGTATCTTTGAGCGTCAGCAAAGTCATTAGCAATGTACTTACTCTCTGTAAGAGTAGTGGCTACCTCAAAAACGTTATGTTTATTAAAGGCCGCTTTAGAAGCGCCGCTATTCTTTTTATTTACTTTAGAATATCTAGGGGTGCTCATTGTAAGGCCTCCCAAGCTTTAAACTCAGCAGAGGTTTCTTCAGTTACAACAACGCCCTTATCCTCAAAGCTAAAATCTTTAAGCTTATGCTTTGTCTCAATAACTGTGCCTGTTTTTTCGTTATAGCCGGTAACAATTCTGTCTACTCTTGAGCCAAGCTCTGGAGATTCATCTGAAACTATTGGGTCAAACGAAACAACGCTGCCCATTGCTCTTTCAAGACGAGTAACCGCCCCACCAAGCTCTTTATCTACATAATTAAAGTATGGGGCTTGATCCTTCTTATTCGCATAGATCTTATTTTTAGACACAAAGATAATGGTCGTATTCTCAACTCTTAGGGCAAACCCAGTCTGCTTAGCGAGTCGACGTAGTAGTTGCCAGTCACTTTGACCAGCTTGAACCACAGTTTTTCTTACTCTAGGGTGCCTCTGGGTAACAGCTTTCATCCCATACTTAGCAGCAATCTTTGTAACTACCTGATCTGCGGTAACATTCTTATAAATTTTCTGATCTGTATTCTTTAGTAGGTATGATGAAGCTACGCATAGAATATTTGTATTTTGAGCGTCTGCCTCATTTGTAGGCTCGACTGAGTATACATACCCATAGAATGTCTGTTTTATATTATTTGTACTATATATAAACTGAACTGGGTCACCTGAAGAGATAGCCGTGCCGTCAGAGTAAGGCTTGCCCTTAAAATGCAGCATAAGTCGATCATGCTGATCTCTGTCTTGGTACATCTCCGCGCCTATTAAAATAAGCTCAAATCCAGGAGTCTTAGGAAAAGAGACCTTGTACGAGTTGTACTCAGCGCTAGATTCCCAGGGGAAAAATTTTCTAGGCCCATTAGTTAGCATATGGCACCTTTATCACCGTACCTGGCTCTATAGAAAATGGGTCAGAGATTAATTGGTTAATCTCTAAAATTTGCCACCAATACTTAGAATGGCCTATAAAATTTTTAGCGATCTCCCCTAAGGAATCTCCATCTTTCCATACATAGTCAATGTACTTATAGGTAACGTCATTTGGAAAATCTCTAAATACAGAGATAGTATATTCGCCCGTGTACTTGTGTTTAACCTGAGCAAGAGGCCCGTCATAATATCTAGATACTCTTTCAATCATGGGGTTGTCGCTCCTGTACTTGCAGTTTTACTTGCACTTGGATCAGCATTATTAGCTGTAGCGTCTTCTTTGTTCTTAGCCTTTAAGAACTCATCAACTGCTGCCCCTGATGGGTATCTCAAGAAGCTAATATTAACAACTGAGAGCATAGGAACCATTTTGTCGGTAAATACTACGTGATCTACGGATATATTTTGTAGGGACCCGTAATACCGCATATTATCGTGAAGAACAAACCAAAGGGGTACGCCAGTTATGTATCCCTTATCTGCAGACTCTCCGTTGTAAGTTAACAAAGAGTTGCCCTTCATGTCCCTGTTTCCATTAACAGCTCTATACAGATACTCAAGGTCGTACTCAGTACCGCGTAGTAAAATGCCCTCAACTTCTTCTTTAGCTAGCTGTCTAGGGTAGTTCTTTGAATACATTGTTGGGGCGCCCTTAAGCGGCATTAACTCAGTCATATCTGCAATTCTATTTAGATACAGGGTAAAATTAACAGATATATTTCCGGCAATAAGGTTTGCAGGGTCTTGAGTAGACAGGGTCCAGTCAATAGAAGTATTCATAGGTATGCTGTAGTTAATGCTTGTAGGGTTATACATAAATTTAAAGCCCCAAATAGGTTTTTTACCTTTTGTTTGTGTTGCAACGTTCATAGCATCTGCAGCACCTTGACTTTGAAAAATACGCCCAAGGTTGCTTCGACTATCTACAAACTGACTAAACACGCTGTTTGCTTTAAACGTGTCAATAACAATACTCTTGTTATCACGAATAGCTGTTTCATAATCAGAAACACGTACTCCATGCGATACGCCTCTAGACACATAGTGTGCAGGAGGATTGTAGGTAATAGAGTCGGTACTAGGTATAGTTACAGTACCTTCTTCTGGGCCCGCACTAGGGTTAGGTACCTCAATACAGTTTGCTGCGTTTGCCTCTAATAAGACCTTTTGAGCGGCTTTAGCATTTGCTTGTTTTACTGGGGATCCAACTAGGGTTCCACCAGTGTCAAACCTATATATGATCCAGCTATTTGCAGCGCCAATAGTTATGCCGCCGCTAGTTACGGGTTTAAACCCAACTTTTACTGCAACCCATTGGCTTTTACAGGCATCCCACACTATCTGATAATTAAAACTATCAACGTTAGGTACTTCAGAATAGTCGTAATATTGTGATCTAGTAATACCTACAGTCGGTACGCTCCAGGTAGTTCCTGGAAACATAGCATCAATAATTAATTTAAAGGGCATAGTTGGCTTAGCAACTGCAACTGTAAAGTTAATTGTTGGTATCTTTCCCTTGCCGTTTTCGTTAATATTGTCTTTAACTGCGTAGGATCCGACGTTAACGTTTATTTTAGGGGTTGCTGTAGCGGCTATTTTAGAGCTTACATTAAAGATAAATACTGTTCCTCCAGTAGCAGGTTTTTGTTTTACTCCACTTACTGTTCCTTTAAAGCTTGTTTTCCAAGAATTAAAGATATTTACTTCAACTCCGCCCTCGTCGTTATCACTTAAAAAATTAAATGGGCTTTTCTTGTACACCCTAATTCTGTATTGAACTGTATTTCTGGTACTGACAGATTTACCATCGCTAGGTATTAATACCCACTCACTACTATTGTAGGCGTTAACTTCATCTGGATCATATCCAGGAGTTTTTGGGATGGGGGTAGTAGCGGCAATAGGAGAGATGTTTGAGTACTCGTACGCCTGAATACTGTAGTAATAGTCTGCAGCTGACGCCATTAGTATGTTCCTATTCCGTTTAAGCGTAGTTCGTCT